CCGGTCCCATTTTCATAGTTCCGGATTTTCCTGACTGCTTGCCCTTCTTCTTCTTCTGCTTCTGAGTAGAGATAGCATGAGCAGCAGCCTGCTTATGAGCCTTCTTGGCTTTCGCCTTCTTGCCCATCCTTGAATTAGATTGAATCCTGCACTGTAAACGCTCGTAGGAAAGCGAGTTGTACACGAGAGATTGCTGTTGGTATAAAATTTTAAACGAGAGCGAAACTTGCGCCGCGGCTCCTCGTTCCGAGTCGGCCGACTCGTGACCACCATACAGACCCTCAATCCAAAGATCCGACTTCCAATTACTACGTATCATCTCCATTGTAATATCACCGGAGTCACGCTGAACTGAACCATACATCTGTGCTTTATGCTCATTGGCAAGCCACACGATATAGGCCGACAGCGTACTGCGACAAGTGGGATTATAATAGGAATCCATACGAAGCGCGCAAGCGCGCAGGAAGTGCCATCTGACATCGTCAATATCAGACCCCCAAGCCATGCTCGAAAGCACACGCTCAGATTCCGGAATTGGCATCCACATGCCCAGCTCGTGATTAAACGCAAAGCCGTTGGAGAGGAATTGCACCTCACTCAACGGTCTTGGCTGAAAACATGGAGTCTTGGTTGTAACACCGATCGATGACCACACTCGTGCAATGCCGGCAGGGGAGAACCACTCCACCACCTCATCACTACACGTATATGTATTGTCATCACCACACAGTGCTGCCTCAACATTACTGCTGAAGTCTTGATAATCAGGCTCACGCCTGACCTCAATCGCCAAGACAATCCAAGCGTACGCAAATAGTCGATACAAAATCATGGTGTTATCCACGATCGTGTTGCTACTGCCGCTCGGATTGCCAGTGTGTTTCTGCCCTAGTTCACCATTTTCCAAAACAATGACTGAATGCACGATCGAATCGTACAAAGCGCTTAAACGCTGCCAATTGTCAGGGGTACGGTCCTCTTCACAGAGCATACTCCACCGAATGTCACGCTGCCCATACAGAGCACGCGCAAACAGGCTAGAATCATACTGACTCTCGTCGAGCTCATGCGCATTTCTTTCGAATTGCACCGAACGATCATCACCCTTTCGGGCTAGACGGTTATACATTTTGTCCCAACCTCCCATAAACTTTGACATACCAACGATGGACCAAATCCGATCGCCAGCATTATCGTAGAACCGGTTGTTCATATCGAGACACAACCTATTCAGTGAAGACGAATGCTCAAAGGGTGACGCGAGAAAT